TTAATACGTTGTTCTCGTGTTAAGAAAAATGATGCAGCTAGTGTTGCTGTTCAAGTTTTGAGAAAAATGAAGAAAGCGGATTATAAACATAAAACATCTTATCAAGACTGGTGGTACGAGTTCCGTAAGAATAATGTTGTAAATCAGAATGCGAAAGTGGAACCACAATCTTTCACTTTGTTTAATGTTCAAAATTATTTTTCTATGTTTCCTAAGGAATTTGGCGAAATGTTTCAATCAATGGTAGTGGCGATTTTTACTAAGGCAAAAGATTGGATGAGTATAGTTAAAGAATTTTTGAAGAAATTTCTAAGTCTTGGCCCATGGATAGTTCTCATTTTAAATGTGGCTATTTTTCTTATTCTCCAATATTTTGGCGAAAATCTGGGAATTATTGCAGTGCAATTGTCGTTATTAAATCTGCACTTATTAATTCATAATTATGATAATACTTTACCAGATAAAGTTTGGGAACAATTGTGTGAACAAACTGATAAATTGAAAGCTGCCGAATGGTTTTTTGCTAATGGCACCGTCAAGTATAAAACAACAAGTCAAGTGGACACCCCGAAAGAATTTACACAGGGGGTCATTAATCAAAACGCTGAGGTTAAACCTCAAAGTTCGAAAGATGACGTTGCTTCATTATTGCGATTATTGACTATTGTTTTAGGATTTACACCAAATGAGAAAGCAATTCAGAGTTTTATAGATTTTGCAAGAATATCCCAAATATCGAGTTCCCTTTTGACATCATGGAAGAACTTGATTGAATTTATTAGTAAACATACTCATACACTATATGTTTTCCTTGCTGGATCTGAATTTGATAGAGCTTTAATGTCTTTTAGTGAGTATAAACAAATGACTCTTGACGCTATTGTTGAATTGGAATATCTTAGTGATCCCAATGTGAAGCAAAATATTTATTTTGAAGAACATCTACAAGAAAGAGTTTTTGCGTTGCGTGAAATGTTTATTTTCTTGTTGTTGAAAGTAGAAAAACCTAGTAAGGAAAAAGATTATCTTCGTTCAACTTTACTAGCTCATCTTAACATAACAAAAACATTAGTTGATATTGCCCAAAGATCTAAGAATAATTGTGATATGAGACTAGAACCAGCTTGGGTCAGCATTGTAGGAGCACCCGGATTAGGCAAATCAGCCGCGGTTACTCGAATGGCTCGATTTTTTATGGCCCCATATACTAATCAAAAAACTGGTTTAGTTTACAGCAGATCATCTGGAACTAAACATTGGGATGATTATCATCAACAACCTGTTGTTGTTGTAGATGACTTTAGAGCTTTTGCTGATGAGGAAGGAGTAAATGGAATAAGAGAAATTCTGTGTGCTAAAACTGGTTGTACGTGGACTCCGCCAATGGCTTCACTTACGGATAAGGGAATGCATTTTAATTCAAAACTGATAATAACAACAGCAAATCTAATAGATCCACCAACTAAAGGAGTGATGTATGATACTAATGCTATTCCACGCAGAAGAGATGTTCTTTGGGAAGCATTGCCTGATGTTGAATATTTCCCTCGTGGATTTAATTTTACTGATATGGATACAATTTCTCAAGAAGATAGAAATAAGATGAAGCATATTAAATTTCAAAGATTGAATCCTTTAATTAGTGAGACTAATGCTTCAGGCGAAGAAAAACAACTTATGATGGAAGCCCGTAAAATTGACAAACCTGTATCTTGGGAGAATATGTTAATTGAGACTCGTCGAATTTTGGCAAGGTTTTACATCAAACAGAGGAATATTCTTGAAATGAGTGATGTTTTTGTTCCGATAATTGCAAAATCTGAGATTAATGAAATAATCTTAAAGAGTGAAAAACCAGATTGGGTTGATTTCGATGTTATCCAAGGAAAAGTTGCTGGCAGTTTTGTTGAAGATTTGGAGTTTGTGTCAGAAAAATTTCAGGAAGAAGAACGAGAGAAAATTATAGCACAAAGTAAGTTGGACTTTCCAAAGAGCAAGAAAGAACAAGATTCAGCTCTTACTAAGTGGGAATGCAACCAAATAGCTAAAGTGAAAGCAGAAGTTCACCAAGAAGTAGAACGTGCATTGGCTGTTGTTCAAAAAGACATTCGACCGACTTGGTTTGAGAAATGTGTCGATCAAGGCAAGAGACTAATGGATAAAATATCATCTTTTTATACTCTTGCTGAGGCATGGTTAATGGAACGCCCAATATTATATAGTATTTTGCAAGGTCTTCTTATCTTTGGAGTTACTAGTGCAGCAATAAAATTCCTTGTTGCGATCTTTGGAGAAGAAGCTATATATGGAAAGAAGAAAGAAATTCAACCTGAGTTTTTCCCGTCAGGTGATTCTCAATCTAAAATGCGTGAAAAGATGAAACTCTCTCGTCGACCTGTTAAAGTTCATCATATGGGAAATATAAAACAAGAGGGAGTTTTCTCTAATTTGCAAGCTGTTGGAAAACAAGGAACGTTTTATCACACAGGAGAACAGAGATGGATAAATGTTGTTGAAGAGCCGAGTTATTTATCTAGTGTTGATGGTAAAAAGTGGAATGATTCAACTAAACGCTGGGAAACTGGATTAAAAGAAACAAAATGGGAAAATCCTCCGACTTTCACAAAAAATCGCTTTATGCAAGCTTTTGGTTTAATTGAGCCTCAAGGAACAACTGATAAGCAAACTGAAACACTTTTGCGTAATGTTATTCCACGCAATTTATATAAAGCTTCAATATCCCAAGATAATTGTGTGAATCAAATGAATTGTTTTGCCTTAATAGGTCGTTGCTTCATGCTCCCAAAACACTTCTTCATTGGATTTGATGAGGGTGCTATTTTTACTGTAACTAATTCAAGTGGTAAATTTTCAGAGAGTTTTGATCCATCTAGATTGCACGTCACTGATGTGGAAATGGATATTTGCGTTTATGAAATGTCACCTGTCATAAACTGTCAAAGGAAAATGTATACTCATTTCATGGGAGATAATCAAATTGGTTACCTTAAGGAAGCAATGGGATGTTTAATTAGTGTTGATGAAGATAAATGGATTTTAAATCACGGAAGAATAACACCAAATATATATAATGTTTCATACCAAGTTGGAAGTGAACAAACTGGAGTGCCAAAACAACGTGGCTGGTGGTTTATGGGTGCAACAAGACAAGGTGATTGTGGCGCTATCTTAGGAGTTTATCACAATCAAATGAAAAATAAGTTAGTTGGAATGCATGTGGGTGGTGCTAGTAAGGATAATCAAGGATTGTCTGTTTTAGTTACACGAGAACTGTGTGAACTACTCCTAGAAGGATGTGAAACAGCTAGTATTGAAGGAGCAGAAGAAATATCTCCACACTTTGGTGAAGATGATCCATTAGTTATGCCACAAGGAAACTTCACATATCTTTCAACAATCAAGAAGGACGTTGCTCCTAGACAATCTATTAAAACAAATTTACAACCATCAATTTTGTTTGATAAATTAGAATTACATCAAACTGCTCCTTCTGTTCTTCATCCGAAAGATCCGAGGTGTGAAGTTGGAGGTTCTCCACTTTTACGAGGAATTGAAAAATATGCTGAACCAGCTTCTGCTTTCCCAAAAACAATTCGAGAAGTAGTTGGTGTTGAAATGCGACGATTAGATAATTTCCCATTTCCAAGAGGAGGAGATTTAGATACTGCAGATATGACAGAAGATTATGTTTTGAATGGAATGCAAGCACATCATAAAATCAACATCCGATCAAGTGCTGGTTGGCCATTGGCTCAATTACGAAAAGGAATTAAAGGAAAACATGGTCTTATATTTATGGATGATGATCGTTTACGAATGAATAATGAATTGAGGACTTTATATACTACTCGAATATTAAATGCCAAGAAAGGTAAGCGAACACTAGGAGGTTGGACTGATAATCTGAAAGATGAGAAAGTTGACAATGAGAAGATTTTGATTGGAAAAACTAGAGTGTTTACTATTTCACCAGCCGATTTTACTCTGTTTAGTCGTGCTTTTCTTCTTGATTACACTATTGCTTTTTATGAACAACATACTAATAGTTTTAGTGCTGTAGGCATGGATCCCGAATCTTTTGATTGGGAAAGAATGTTACGAAGATTGGAAGAAGTTGGAGATGAAGGATTTGATGGTGATTTTAAAGCTTTTGACGCCAAATTAATGCACGATCTAATTTACGATACTTTCGAACAAATTTCAGACTGGTACGATATCCAACGACCAGGAGGACTTTGCGTGGAAATTTTAGATTCCGAAGCTGGCTTTAGAAAAGTTTTCTTTAGTTTAGAACAAGCGCGTTTGGCTAGAAGAATAATCTGCGATGAAATTATTCACACATATCAAATTGCCCTGAATTTGATGTATATGTCCCATCAGGGAAACCCGTCAGGAAATCCTGTGACGGTTGTTTTAAATACAAAGGTAAATTCAATGATGTTGCGTTGTGTTTTCTACATTCTCTTAGATCGAGAAACAAAGAAAACAGTTGACCCACGCTTTGTGACAAAAGACTACAAGCTCAAACACCAAATTCTGGGCTACTCGGACGGGCTATTCCAAAGGAATGTGCGAGAAGTAATTTATGGAGACGATAATGTTATCGTGGTACATCCTTCCATTAGAAATTGGTTTAATTTTGACTCTGTAGCAGCAACATTTGCTGAATATGGTATTGAGTATACCCCTGCCAATAAAAAGAGTAGCACTGGCAAGCTGCAACCATTGAGTGAAATGCGGTTCCTTAAAAGAACTATTCGTTCAACTCCCTACGGCCGTGTGGCTTGTATTGATCCAAAAACTATCAATGAAATGATTAACTGGGTTCGTGCTGATTCTGAAGAAGAGATAGAAGAAGCCAGTTATGTTAATTTTGAGGGAGCTTTACGCTTTGCGTATTTTCACGGTAAGACTTATTTCAATGATTTAAAAAGACGAATGAATGAGGCTTTGCGATCCAAAGGATTTCCCGACGTCGAGGGATCGTATTTGCTATATGATATAGAGTATCGATCGAAACTCTATTAAACTTTCAGTCAGCTGTGAGTAGCACTGAACATCAAGTGTGAACACAGCTTCTTTGAGT